CTCACGGATCACGTCGAGCTTACCCTGATAGACCTGGTAGGCCTCGGGGTGTTTGCGCTTCAGCCAGGTGGCACGACCTTCTGACCAGTAGGCCGAGCAGGTCAGGCAATCCGGCGAGGCGGCCAAGTGTTCGTAGTAGCCCGGAACGAAGGCGCTACCCTTGAGGTATTGAAAAACCTGCGTGTCACTCCAATGTTCCAGGGGGAACAGCAGCTCCACGCCGTCATCCATGGCGCCGGAACGCAGCGGCGACTTCATCGCGTCGGCGCTCTTCTGTCCGCGCACGATTAAGGTAATGCCGTCGTCCAACATGCGTTGGTGCATCGGCGCCATCAGCGCGTGGTAGCAGCAGTTGAACCGGTCCTGCAAGGCTACGCCACCGCCATAGGCTGCGCGACCGAAAGCGGTTGCGGTAGTGGGTAATAGGTCGGACGGCAAGCCATGCGCGGCAATCTGTTCGTTCACCCGGCCGGCAATCTCGACAAAGTTCGGCACCAGGGCGCGCACGCGCTCGACCACCGCCAGCACTTCCGGCACCGGGTCGCCGGTATTCGTCCAGTACACAGTCATCTGCGGCCAATAGCGTTCGAGGACAAACAGCGCGGCCAATGAATCCTTGCCGCCGCTGAATTGAAAGGCAATGCGTTGGTGCCGGTCGAGCGTCGCCGCCACCTGCTCATGCAGCGTTTGGCTACGGAATTGGGCGATGTAGACCATGGCGCCGGGCAAGGCCTGCTCGAAGTCGTCGAACTCGCCGGCAAAGTGCGTCATGTCGCCGTGGGTCAGAATCGTTTGCGTCGCCGCAAAGCCGTGACGTTCAATCACCTCGCCCCACACATCGGCCGGCATAAACGTCGCGTACAGCTCCGGCAGTTCGCGGTACTCGGCAATCGCCAGGTCACAGATGAACAGCTGGCCGCCGGGCTTGAGCAGGCGCCGGGCCTCGCTCAAGGCTTGGTTGATCGGCATCTGACACAGCGCGCTGTTGAACATCACCACGTCGGCGCAGCCGGCCGGCAGCTGGCTGTTGGTGAAGTCGGCCAGCAGCTGGTGGAACTGATCACCCACCGGCGCCATATCCAGCTGATGCTGGCTGATGTTGGCCAAGGTAAAGCTCAGATCGGGGCGCTTGTCGGCCATCAGCCTTGCCACTTCGCCAATGCCACAGCCGGCGTCAACGATGTGCGCGCCATGGGCTGGCGCCATCAGCTTCAACAAGTACATGACGTGCGCCGCCTGACTGCCACCAATAAACGCGGTCTGCATCACGCGCACACCTTGGGCCATGGATAAGTCGGTGGCGCGGTTGATTGCCTCGATCAAGTGGAAACCCTCAGTGATTAGAATGCGACGGCCATCATACCGGCAGCCGCCAGGCCACCAATAGCGGCTTTGTTGGCCGAGTCGGCTTGCTGGTTTCCGCTTTGCACAGCAATGTTCTGTTGCCGTTGGTTGCTCAAGGTACTAGCCTGGCCGCCATAGCCTTGCTGCGCCCCCTGAAAGCCTTGCGCCATGATGTTGGTGTTAGCCCGCGAACTGGCATCTGCCGCTAGCGAGTTGTTCACGGCCGAGTTACCCGACTGCGTACCCAGGCTGACCTGTTGCGCGGCGGTCGCGGTATTGCCCCGCCCGAAGTTGGCCACGCCTTCACGCAGGGCCATGCCGGTGGCTTTCACCTGCTCACGCGCGCCGTTCTGCGCGCCTGCTGCGGCTAAGGCTGTCGACAGGTCATTACCCCGATCCACCCCGGCGAAGCGCCCGCTCGTAGGGCTAATGCCCATGCTCGCCATCTGCCGCGCGTTCTGCTGCTGCACCTGACCGGCGTTTGCCATGACGTCGGCTTTGGCCGTCGCGGCAGCCGCCGCTTGCGCTTCCGGCGTGTCGTAGCTGTTGGCGTCGGACACCATGCGGTCTTCGATGGGCTTGAACAGCGTGTTGTAGCGGTCCCACTGGTCATCACTGCGCGTACTAGCCTGACGCATGTCAGCCAGTTGCTGGCTGGTGACCTCGTTATTCAGGTTGTCCGTTACGGCTTGGCGAACCTGGCTGTCCGCGTAGGCGGTCTTCGAGAAGTCCAGCCAGTCGGCGCCGGTCTTGGCCTGCATCTTCGCGGCCTCACCGACCTGCGGGTCAGCGTCAGAACCACCGCCGCCACCTTTGCCAAAACACACGCTGCGACCAATCGCGAGCACCGCCAAGTGCCGATCCAATTTCGATGGCCGCTGGTGCAGGTTGCCCGGCTCCAGCGCGGCCGGGGTCCAAAAATCTCGCGTCATCATTGGCGATACTCCGGGGGAATAAAACGGCACTCTCGTCGGAGCATGCCGCGAATCTGAATGTCATCGTCTGGCATCGCTTCCGGGCAGACGCCTTCGAGCTTGAAGCCCAGGTGTTCGTTAAAGCGGATCGCGCTGGCGTTCTTGGCCGGGATCAGCGCGGTAAGGCGGCGCATCTTCAAGTCAATGAACGGATAACCGAAGGCCTGAATCAGCACACGTCGGCTGAGCCAGTGACCATCCCCCAAGCTGGCAACGTGCAGGGCGCAATCCACCTCGGAAAAGGTGTCCCACACCACCACTGCGCACAACTGGCCGCCACGCAGCACACCGAAGGCCTTGGCGTCCGGCTTAAAGCAGCGCACGCCGATACGTTCAGCGGCCCAGCGCAGCAGTTCGGGTTGATCGTCGTACGTCAGCTGTGGCATGTCGTTGTTCCGGTTTTAGAACCAATGGCGCCAGTATAGAACCACTGCACTACAAAAGCGCCACGCGCAGGGCATTCAGCGCAGCGAACAGGGTTTGAATATCGGCGGTGTTGTTTCCGCTCGGCTGCACCGGCAGCGAGGCCAATAAGGCTTGCGCGTGCTTGAGGCGCAGCGCGGCGTCGCCGGGATTCCCCCGGTCGCCGTTCAACACTTCCAGTTTTTGTTTGTCGGCGGCGGTCATTTCCATATCAGGCCTCTGCCAGTTCGGCGCCGGTGCCGGCCAGGGTGATTTGCGTAATCGCGCGGTCGCTGGCCACTTCCACCTCCCACATCTGCGCCAGAAAGCCCGACGGCAAACGCGCCATTTTGTTGATCGTCCCCACCGAAGCCACCAGCTTTTTGTCGGCGTAGATGTTGATCGCCACCGTGCGACTCAGTATCGGCACCATTTGCAGCTGGTCGCCGTCGACCGGGTAGACGTTGAGTGCCGACCCGCCCAACTCGCCACCTATCGACGGCTGGGCAAACAGCAGCGCATTGGCTGCTTTGACGCGATCAATCTCGGCCTGAATCGCCGCCAGCTGATCCGGGCTCAGGCCGTCGTCAGCTTCGATCAGGATCGCGCCGAAGTTGGTCGGCTTGGGCAGAACGAACGGCTTGGACTTCCACGACAGCAGCTCACTCGGCTGGCTCGGGTCGTCCCACTGGTAGATGCTGTCATTGATCAGCAGGTACAGGTTGCCGGTCGGTCGGTCGAAATACAGCGCCGACGGCAACGCATTGGAGCGAATCAGGAACGCTTGTTCGCCGGTCAGGTCGATGATCAGCATGCCGCGGTACTCGGCGCCGCTAGCATCGGAGTAGTCAAAGCTGGTGATGTAGCGCCCGTTGTACCGGTCCGCCACCATGATGGCCGGGTTCAGTTGCAGCCAGTCATCGCGCGAGAACAGTCGGGTACTGATGACCGAGGCGCCGCCGCTGGTGACTTGCACCAAACCATCGTAGGACGGATAGACCACCGAATAGCCCAGGTCGACGATCCCGCGCGCATTGATGCAGGGCAAATCCTGCTCGATCTTCTCGCTGACCATGCTCTCGGGCGCGGTGCCGGTGACGATGTACGGCTTGCCGGTGGTGGTGACGATGATCGACGAGCTGAAGGCGCCCAGCCCGACAATCGGGTAATCCATGGTCAGGCGGTAGGCTTCCGGCCACGCATGTGGGCGATAGGGCTCGCAAAAGCACAGCTGCTTACCGCTGAAGGCCGCCATCAGGCCATTGGGCAGCGCAATCAAACCGGTCAGGTCGTCCGGTGGTGCGTTCCAGTTAGCCGATGGCAACGCCTCTTGCAGCGATTCCGGGCTCACGGTGTCGACGAAGTTGGCCGTGCTCGCGCCCCGTTCGGCAATCAGGTACAGCAAGGTGCCGGTCTTGCCGGTCTGCGCCCGATAGATGCGCTGCAAGGTGATGTTGCGCCCGGCCGGCGTCGCCGCAAACCCGGACAGGGTAGCGGTCTGCCCCGGCGTCCAGAACACGTCGGCACTGGCCGGGCAGGGCTCCGACTCTTCACCGAAGGCGGTCACCCAGGTGTAGACGTAGATCCGTGTCGTCCCCAAGGCGCCCGGTGTCGGCGTACCGCTCAAGGTCACGGCCAGCGCCGAGCCCGGCAACGGCATGGCCAGCGGGTACGTCACGCCCGCCACCTGCATTTTCGGCACCCCATCGCCCATGATGTACAGGCGATCATCGGCCACCGGCCCCGGCGCGGCGTACACGTCCGTCGCCCAGGCCAGCCAGTTGCCGTCATGCTTGTACATCGTCTGGTAGCCACCGGCCGGCACGCTGCCAAACTGGTGCTCGAAACGCTGCTTGCGGATCGGCGTCAGCCCGCCGTCGTCCAGTCGCACGTTGTACGCCATCTGCGAGGCCATATCGCCCAGCAGGCGCGGGATGATCTTCGGGCTCTCGCCGACGAAGCCGATCAGCTTCAGTTTTGCCATGATGCCCGCCTTATGTCCGGCCGTGACCGATCAAGTGATCACCCACAGTTCAGTCTGGCGAGTGCCGGCCAAGGTCAGCGCCTCGGTCAGCTCAATGGAGCCAACCTGAATCACGCTGTTGTCCGCCAGCACCCACGCGGTCGTCGTGCTGGCCAGCTGGCTTTGCAGGCCGAGAATCGCCCGCGCCATACGCCCCTGGCTGACTTCATCGCCGTCGAAGGTGTGCCCAGCCTGAGTGGTCACGACAATCGCCGCCACCGCCCGCTCACGCTGGGCCTTCTTCTGCGCCAGCACCTCGGCGGGGTCCGCTGTCGGGGCGGGCAATGGTGTGTTGCCGGCCGCCAGCCACGCCAGATAGTCGCGGTAATCGCCGTTGCCTTCATCCATGGGGATACTGGCGCCATCGCTCAAGCGCAGGATGGTGCTGCCACTGGTTAATTGGTACAGGCTCATGGTCACCCCTTTAATTACAGTTCGGCCGAAACGGCGTAGCGCACGTGAAACACCGCACCCCCAGTACCGGCAACTTGTCGAAACACATGAAGCGATTCGGTGTTGGTATCAAACCCAAGAACACCCACGTTACTGTTAGCGACACGAACACCATCCTGCAAAAGAGTCAATGTCGGCGACGCGCGCTTCTGCACGCGGTATTGCACGGTGCCGCCAATGTAGCTTGCGGTCGGGGCGTAGCCGTTAAAGAGGAAATCCACTTGTTCGTAATACCGCTGGCACAGGATCAGCTCCAGCCCAACAAAACGCTCTTCGAACGGAGTGACGTTGTTCAGTTCGAACTGCGGTTTCTCGAAGGTGCCGTTGGCAAAGGTCACAGTTACGTCACTGCCAGCGGTCAGCGAAGCGGTCAGCGCGCCGTTGGTAATCGCGGTGCCATTGACCTTGGCCGTCGCGGTGCCGGTCCAGCTCAGGCGGTAGGTGCCGCCTTCGATGTTGGTGCCTTCGATCACTTGTTCAACCCCGCCCGCAGGGGCGGTCATCAGGAAGCGGTTCCCCGAGGTCGTCCACGACAAGGACTGGCCGCTGGTGACCACCCGCCAGCGGTCCAGAGTGTACTGGTTGGCCGCGATGGTTGCGGTGCCCGAGACATAGACGCGCTGGTTGATCGTGCCCTTGGGGTTGATCAGTTTGTTACGGAAGATAAAGAAGGCGGCGGCGGTGGCCGAGTCGGCCTGCAACGAGGCAAACGATTCGTTGAGCGCGGCGGCGGTCAGGCGCAGTTCCACCCGGTCGCCCGCCACGAACGCTTGCGCGGCCGTACCTTCCTGCGCGCGACTAATGGTCAGAACGTCGCCACTGCGACCGGTACAGCGCACAATCTCCAGCGCGCCGGCACTGTCCAGCAGGGTCAGGGGGAACCACTGCCCACCAGTCGGCGCCGGGTATTTAGCGCCCTCGCCCGTGGAGACCGACAGGCTGGTGGCGCCCGAAGAGAGGGACGAAGCCAGTCGGCTGACCGCGTTGTTGTTCAGGGTAACCGTGACGGTCATATCAGCACTCCACGACACGAAGATTAAAAGCGACTTCCTTCACGCGGCCTTGCGCAGTGGTGGCAGTCACGGTGATTTGGTACGAGTTGCCGGCCAGGCCAGCAGCCAGCCAGACCTTGGTCACCGCTCCCGACAAGGCCACGCTGAGCACGGTCAGGTCGGGCGAATCCGCCGTCGCCGTGGCGTCGATCAAGGTGTCACCTGGCGACAACCATTTTTCAAAGCTGACGTCGTAATCCAGCGCGTCGTCGGGGCGCTTACGCATGGTTCCAAGCATTCACGCTCTCCTTTCAGCTGGGACGGTAAAGGCCCGGGGTTCATAGTTCAGGGCCAGCGCACGCACATGCGGCGCGGCAATAAATTCGCTCGGGATGGCGGGCGTGCCATGGCGCTCGGCCACGGCGGTAAGTTGAATCGTGACGTCGGCACTGGCGTACTGGTAATGCCATTGCAGCGCCTCACCGGTGGCGATCCATTGCAGTTCGGCGGCGCCTTCGCCGTACAGGCGACCACCCAGGCGCGACTCGCCACCGGCTTGCAAGGCCACGTCCGCCGTTCCGCTGGCCGAGTACAAGACCATGTAGGGCATGGCTTCACAGCCAAACACCAGCGGCGCCTCACCTTCGAGAAAGGCCGGGCGCGCCACGCGGTACTCCAGCTGCGCGTCGAACACCACCGACAAGTCGGCAATGCCTTGCGCCACGGCGGCCGAGCGCCCGTCCAATTGCGCGTCGAACTGGATATTGAGGCTGGCCGACGTAGGCGATACCACTTGAGCGTCACCGTCGACTTGGAACACGGCGGTCAAGTCACTGGCGCCAAAGGTCCAGCGCACGCCCTCGCCATCAGCCGTCACCACCACCTGCGCATCGCCAGTGGCCGAGCGGCCATACAGCGCCTCACCATCCAGCAACAGCACCACATCGGCAGCGCCCGCTGTGAACAAGTACAGCTGTGGCACCAGGTCCGCCTGCACCACCACGTCGGCGGTGCCGGTCGCGGTCAGGCCGAGCGCTACCACGCCATCCGCCTGAAAGGCCACGTCCGCGCCGCCGTACCAACTCCAAATCTGGTTGGAGTCGTCCAGGGCGGCCGCGTTGATGGCGAAGACGTTCACTTAGAGCACCGTGACCGTCAGCTTCTGCACGTCGATCACAAATACGTCACCGGGGTTCAGGGTGCGGCTGGCGGCCAACGCGCCGTTCAACAGGTTGTTGCCGGTGGTCAGCGCGTCCCACACACCAAAGTGGGTAATGGTCAGCGGGGCGGCGCCGTCATACACGGCATAGATCAGCTGCAAGGCGTTCTTCGACACGCCACCAGCGGCAGCGGTCCAGGCCGAGGACTGCGTACCACCCAAGGCGGCGTCTTTGCGCAGGTAGGCCGGGAAGGCGGCCAGCGACACCTCGTTAGCCCCGGTATCGCCGGGAGCGGCGGTGTGCAAGGAAATGTAGGTTTTGGTCGGGGAGGTAAACGCCACACCACGCAACACGGCGTTAGCAAGGGCGTTTTCCAGGTAATCCGATGCTGCGGACATGGGCGTACTCCTTAGAAGAAACGGGCGCGCGTGCGGACGGGTGCCCGCTGCTGGCCTTGGATGGTTCGATTAAATAGTTCATCGATTCGATTATCAAACCGCATCGAATAAAATTGTGCCCGCGATGGATCGCTGAAGCTCTGCGCCGGCAGCATCAGGATATCACCCAGCGCGCCGTCCGCGATCACTTGCGTGTACTGACTGAACAGGTCCGGCAACTGCTCGGCGTTATCCGCCGGGCGCAGGATGGTCGACAGGTCCAGGGTGCCGGTGCAGGTTGGCACCAGCAGCACGCTGCCCGGCTCGGTCTGCGTGATCCAGCGAGCCTCGCCCGCCGACATTTGCCGCCAGGTGGGGTGCTTGGTGTCCAAATCGGCCAGGGAGATTGGTTCTAAATCGCAACCATTAAAACGCGCGCTCTCAATCTCGAACAGCTCGGCACCATTCGGTGCACACACCGCGTTGCAGCTGGTCGGCGTGACGTTGAACTGATCACGATCACGCCACAAGCGGGTGCGCTCACAGAAGGCTTGCGCCGCCTGAATGATGGCGGTGAACGCGGTCGGTTCCGGGCAGCCTGGCGCATAGGGCAGGATGCTGGGCATAAATACGTCGAGGTCGATCATGCGGGCACCTTGGTGTTAGGGGATACCGACTGCTCGCCCGCGTCCTTGCCGCCGAGTGCCGCCTGAAAGGCTTGGTAGTAGCCGGTGGCGATAGCACCGTTGGCATATTCGCTGTCCTTGGCCATGGCGCGAAACACCACGTAGTTGATGATCGCGCTTTCAAACTGAGCGCCCAGCCCCAGGTTGTCGTCCTCAGTTGTGACCAGCGCCGGCATGACACTCAGGCTGGCCTGCAGCTTGGTCCCGGCCAGAGCGGGCGGGTAGACGTAGAACACTTTCGGCGTGCGATCGTCATAGATGTAGTGTTTGATTACGGACTTACCCGCCCGGGCATGCCAGTCGGGATCGGCGCTGTCGAACAAGTGGCGCTCAGCCAAGCGAATGGCCCGCCCCGGCGTCAAGCTGTCGACGCCCAGGTTGCGCACGACATCGAGCAGCTGCACGACCTCATCAGACAACTCCTGCTGCGTTCCGGCCAGCAGCGTCAGTACTGCTAATCGGGCGCCAGCGCTCGGACGCAGCGTGACCAACGCGCCGGCGGCCTCATTGATCCACTCGATCAACTCCAGCGTTGTCCAGCGCACATGCTCTTCGTCCTGCAGCAGCAGGCCGGCCCGGTAGATCAGGCTCGATACCGCGATCGGGCGGACTTCAACGGCGTAGTCAATGATGATGGGCATTTATCAGCATTCCTTTCTGTTCGGCGTCACGTTGCAGGCGATACGGTACTGGTACGCAAGTTCGCCCAGTCCGTAGTCGTCGAGGTGCCGGAGCTGCTGGTTAGGCGGTGGTGTCCGATCAGCAGCATGTTGTTTGCATCAACAACGGAGTCTATCCGGGTGATGCGATCCCCTTTTGTCCAAGTGCCGGCAGTATTTGGCAGTGCGGTCGACACCATTTCCACCAGTCCGCCTGAAAATCTCAGCGACTCACCCATGCTATTGATGACGTTCATTGCGCCAGGGGTTCGCGCAACCCAGGCAATGCCATTCACCAACACCCCGTCGTCGTGCAGCCAGGTCGAGCCGATGGTATGAATGTCGACAAACTGGTCATACACGCCGGGCGTCGTACCCCGATACAGGCGAATGATCCCACTCCTCGGCTTGTTGCCAAAACTGGCGTTGAGCACAACCATCGTGCCCAGGCTGGAAACGGTGGCAGATACCTCCGAGTTTGTCGGGCTACGCCCAATGGCACGAGTGGTGTCGTACATAATTTGGGCGTTGTAATAGAACGTCCCGGTCGCAATCTTCCATTGGTTGACTCCAGCATTGCGCGAGCCAACCGCCTCAACGCGAGTTGATGCGGAAACAAGGCCGGTGAATACATCATCCAGGCAGCGAATAAAGTGATCCAGATCGACACGGTACGGGATGTTGACGAACGCCTTCTTCGAAGTCAGATAGGAATAGCTGTTGAAGCTCGGTAGTGGCGTCGTACCGTCCTCTTGGCAAAGTCGAATCCCCGCCTGTTGGTTGCGCGAGAAATCACCCTGGGCGCTCCACTCCTGATAGCAGTTGTCGACGGCAATCTGTACCGAGGCGCCTTGCTGGATATGGAAGCCCGACCACTCCATCAGCCCTTCGATGTTGCGGAAAGCTGTGTTGGTGAAGCTGCAAATAAACCGCGACTCGTTATTACTGGAGGCCAAGGTGCCGCGAGTGATGACCGGGATGCGGGTATCTGGAAGAAAAACACCCTGATGATTGACGTTCGACGAGTCATAGATGTGCTGACCTCGCTCCCAGTGCCCGGCCCTGAAATCAAGTTGGGCGCAGCGCTCAATCAGATAGTCACCACCAATGCCGTTATCGATACGACCGCCTGCCACACCGACGATGCGTGCGCCCTTGGTGCTCCAGCCATTGATAGTGTCATAGGGGAAGTGGCAGCCTTCCATCACAAAACCATCGCCCAGGCCCTGAACTTCAACCTGATATTTTGTATTGCCCAGAGCGCGCTGCACGAACAGGCGATGAATTTCAAAGCTGTCCGCGTAAAGACCTGTTGGTCTCGACACCGCCTGATTAAAGCTGTCAAACCACAGCTCGTCGCTGATATAGCTTCCCATCAGCAACAGGCCATTCATTTCAGTCAGTGAATCTTCGTTAATGAACTGAAGCAGGGATATCTCCCCGCTCATCATGTTCGGGTAGGTGGTTTGCCAAGTCGTATTGTCGATGCTTGGCGAGGTTTTGCCGTTGCCAATGATGATTCGACCACCATTGGAAGAAATGTCGCCGCCGGCCTTAGGTACAATTTTCGAAAACCGCCCGCCGCGCCCCTTGACGTTGACGCCAGACGGAAGTCGCCAGGTGTTGGTGACTTCAAAGCGATCATCTGGAATTTCAATGTTCTTGGCGCCGCTGGTGATCGCGGACAGAATTGCCGCATCGATATTGCTACCCACCGGACTGTAACCACTATCCCCGATAACCACCGTCTTGCCCTTGATGATCAACAAGGATGCGCCAAGGGCATCGGTATCCTCTTTGTAGCCAGGCTCCTTACCGTCAATCGTGACATTGGTCAGCGCCGAATCCTTGATGATCCCGTTCTTGATCACTTCCGGGGTTTCGTCCTGCGGGTCTTCCAGCAGGAAGTCATTACTGACGGTGAACAAGGCGCTGCCGATGTAGACCTGCAAGTTATAGCGGCCGTTGACGGCGTAGAAGGCGAAGCATCCGAGGTTATCCGTGATGACGGGGTTGCTGATCGGGCTGGAACCATTGGCGGCGTACAGCACCGCCTCCGCGCCCGCGCTGGTATTCACCCGCACCGTTGCACCGGGAACCACATTCCCTTTGCGATCAAGGACAACATCGGCGTACTTCTGCATGCGCTTATTCCTTTGGCAGTTCTACAGGCTTGGCCAGTTCTTCGGTGATCTTTTCCATTGACCACTTGTAGTGTGGGCGCGCGCCGAACTTGTCCTTGTAAGCCACGGCCAGGGCTTCGCGCTCAGCCTCGTACCGTGCTTTGTCACTGTCCGGGCCGCTGACGTTACCGCCCGTAGCGTCCTGGCCTTCTTTCGGCGCGTCGCCGTTCGAGTTCCCAGCGACCGAAACCGGCGCTGTCTCGGTAATCGGCTTTGCGGCTTCAGTGACCGGCGCACGCGCAGGCTCTTCGGTCACGTCGACTGGCTCGCGGGTGTCGAGGTCGTCCAGGGCCAGGTCGATGAAGTTATGACGGTCTTCGTCCGGCAAGCTATTCCACTCGGGGGTGGTCAGGCCGCTCAGGCTCAGTGCGTGATCGACCACATCGGCCAGTTCGAACAGCTCAGGGCCGCCAAGGTTAAAGGTGGCCGGGTGTACGGTGCTACCCTTGACTTCGTTTTCATCGACCGGCGCCAGGGTGGCGGCAGCCGTCGGCAGCGTATGCTCGACGATGGCCGGGATCAGGGCTTGCGGAATCGGCTCATCGCCCGGCAGGCGATAGGCTTCACTGATGCTCAGCAGGCGGGCCAGGTGCGCGTTGTCTTCAACCTCGCAGACATGGCGGCCTTGGCTATCAGGCTTGAATTGGTAGGCAGTAGTGCCCAGGGTGACGACAGCAGGCGGATCGCGACGAAGGATGCACTCGATAAACATAAGGAGAACCTTTAGTAGTGGGTACAAAAAAGGGCCAGCCTAGACCGGCCCTTTCGGGTGCGTAACGTCCCTGTTACTGCTTGGTGTACAGGATCAGGTCAATGATCTGACCTGCGCCCACGACCGAAGCACCGACAACCTTCACACCAATCGAGCGATCACCGGGAATCGGCACGATGCGGAAACCGCCAATCAGCGACATGCGCGTCGCCAGGGCGTCGGCTGCACCGGAGAACAGCTCGGCGCCGCAAGTGCGCGATTGCGTGGTGTCACCCGGGATACTCGACATGATGCCGACATCATAGGTGGCGGTGCCAGCCTCATCGATTACCAGGGTGGCATCGAGCACGGTGTGATACGCCGGCAGGATCGCCAGCTCGATGATGTCGCCTGCGGACAGGGTTACGCCGGCCGGCACGGTGTAGGTGTAGCGCTCAGCCTTGACGGTGCCAGCTTCGCAAGAAACCGGCCCAGCGGGATTGAACAATAGCCATGATGTCGTCCTCAGATTAGGCGTTAGGGTCAACGCAAGCGGTGTCGAGGGACAGCACGCCGAAGTCGCGGGAGTTGAAGCGGGCCTTCTTGATGCCGAAGATCGCGCCAGCCGCTACCGTTGGTTCGTTGTCGTAGTCCTTCATTTCTTCTTTCCAGCTCCAGCGCAGACCGCCCTGGGTGCCGTAAGCCACAACACCGGCTTGACGGCCCATGAACAGTGCACGACCGGCTGCCACGTTGGCGCCTGCGCCGTAGTCGCTGAAGCGGATACCGTTGCGGTGTTCGTGCAGAACCACGTTCTTCACCATGCCCAAGCCACCCTTGAAGATCGGGTTGTTGCGACCTTCGGCAGCAGCTGCGGCTTTCTGGATGTCCAACCAGACGGAACCGGCAGCGGTACGCATGTCGTGCGCCTGGAACGGGTTCATCACACAGACGTAGTGCTCTTCACCGTCGATGCTGACCGGCACCATGTTGGCCGCTTCCGGGTCTTGCGCCTGGAGCATGGTGGATTTGACCTGCGCCTTCTCGATCAGCAAGGTGCTCATCTTGTCGCCGGCAACCATCGAGGCCTTGGACGTCGCGGCACCGCCGTACAGCAGGTGACCGACGTCCGGGGCTTGAATGGCGTTACCGGCACGACCGGTATAGCCGAGCGGGAACAGGAAATCCTTGTTGATACCGCGGTCGCCCGACAGGTAGATGAACATCAGCTCATCGTAGAAGCGCGACCAGTAATCCGACAGCAGACGCTTGGCGTTACCGCGCAGGTTGAGGTTGGTACGCTTGCGAGTCATCGCACCGCCAGCCGACACAGCGTGACGCACCTGGTCAATGGCTACTTCGTCGGTGTAATACTTCTGGCTTTCTTCCTTGCCTTCGAGGCGAGCGTCGCCCTCGGTCGCTTCACCGCGCAGCTGAACCGACAGGTCGAAGGACACACGGTCGCCCGGATCGCTTTCGAGTTCGGTTTTGCGCTGGATGATCGAGTTTTCGTCAGTGCCGACGAACTTCTTCTCGAAGTAGGCTTTTTTGATTTGATCGACGGCAAGGCCGGTCGACCATGCTTTTTGTGCTTTGGGATCGCCCCAAGCGATGACAGTAGAGCCCATTTGGCTACCCTCGTGTGATTGAGTGAATCAGTCACATAGGCAGCTCCTGCGCTCTACGTTGGTTTGATTATCGAACGGCCGGCTACATTTTGCAACCGGCCGCCTGTGTTAGCTGGCCATCAAGCCCTGGCGCAGGAATTGCGCCGGGGTGCTGTCCTCTTTGACGCGGGCAATCTTCACGCTGCGATCAGCCTCAAACGCGACGCGCGCATTCCGGCCTGATTTGTCTTCGAGGGTGATGACGACGGCGTTCGGGCCTTCGCCGATCTTCACGCTCTCTCCGGGCTTGAGGTCTAATCGCAGCATAGGGTTAAGCTCCTGCGGCCAGGTAGGCGTTCTGGTCAGCTTCGCTCATCTTGCCGAATGCCGCCTCGCGCTGGTCAGGGTTCATGCGGTTGAGGTGGGCAAAGCGGTTTTCTTCGGTCGCCGCGATGTCGGAGGCTGGCACGCCGGCCAGGGTTGGCGGCGCATTGAGCGGCTTGAGTTCTTTCTTCGGCGCTGGTGTCGGGTCAGTCTTGCCGGCCTTCGGTGGTAACACGCCTTCCTTGACGCACAGCTCATGGGCCTTTTGCATGATCGCCGTGGCGCCCAAGGTGGCGTTGGCCGGATCGCTGGCCACTTGGATAACCGCCTGGTTCAGCGTCTGGAAGCGCAGGTTTTTCGGATCGTTGGGAATCTTTACGTCACTGAGGAACGTGTTGATTTCCTTGGTCCGGTCGTTGGTGATGCGCTGGTTCTCCAGGTCGGTGGCAATCTCGGCGCGGTCAATGACGCGTTCCAGCTTGCGCTCTTCCTTGTTCAGCGCTTCCAACTCGGCGTTCATTTCGCTGGCGGTCAGGTCGCCGTCGTCGAACTTGGCGGTGATGGCCTTCTTCTCATCACCAATGGCAGCCAGGCGCTCAACGGTGCCTTCTGGCACCTGAGCAACCAGCACCGGCTGGCCAGCGTCAACCACTGGGGCTGGCTCTTCCTGAGCAGCGGCGGCGGCAGCGGCATCGGCGGCGGCCTTTTCTTCCGGGGTTGGCTCGCCCTTTGGCTTGGCAGCTTCGGCGGCAGCCAGGGCGGCAGCGGCGGCAGCGTCTTCGGTAGCCTTGGCATCAGCGGCGGTATCGGCCTCAAGCTTGGCAGCCGCCTGCATCAGGCCCGCATCTTCCGGGGTTTGGCCCTTGCGAACCACTTCGTCGATGTTGAACACCGGGTCGTCTTCGCTGGCGCCATTGATCTGCTCGTTCATTTCGGCCAGTGCCAACACTTCTTCGTCAGTCAGGCCGGCGTTTGCGGTTGCTTCAGTTGCCATGTGTAAAACCTCGGGTTGGGAGTGGGGGTGTCACGATGATCATTGCGGACCGCCTGGCAGCGGGATGCCCTGTTGCATGTCTTGGGCTGGGCCTTGCTGCTGTTGCTGGGCCTGCTCTTGTTGCTGCTGCTGCATTTGCTGCTCTTGCATCTGTTGCTGCTGCATCTGCTGCTGTTGCGCGGCCTGATCCTGCTGGGCCTGCGCCTGGACCTGTTGCGCTTCCTCTTCGGACTTCGAGACAAAGCCAGCTTCATGCAGCAAGGCGTCGGCCACCGGCAGGATGGTCGGGTTGAGCATGGAGATTTGCGCGGCCTCTACAGCGGTCAGCTGCGAGTTCATGCTGACAAGCACGGTGTCGACCATGGTTTTCTGTGCGGCCGTCTCGTCCTTGATCGACTTGGCGTTGAGGTTGCGCAGCTGGGCCTCGGCCATGATCTGCTGTTGTTTCTGCTGCTCGGCCTGCGCCTGCTCGGCTTGAATCTCTTCCGGGGTTGGCTCGGTGGCGTCCGGATCGCGCATGCCGGTGATCTGGCGGATACGCTTGACCATTTCCTCGCCGTTGGGCAGGTCCAGCTCTTCAATGAGCAGGTCGAGCAGCACCAGCTGCACTTGTGGCGGCAGGGTTGGCATCATTTCCGCCAGCTGCTGGGCCTGGGCCTGACGCAGGGACGCGCGCCATTCGCTGTCGCTGATGATGAAATCGGCCTGCGTGCGGGTGATGTCGTTCTCGGGCAGACCATCGTTGATGTCGATGAAGTCCGGCGTACCGCGCTGGTTGGTGATGCGGAACTGTTTCTTCGCGGTGAAATACTGCTCACACAGGCTCAGGGTGATTTCGCCGTCGCACTGGAAGGCGAAGCGCAGGTTGTCGAACAGCTTCGAGGTCGACTTGCTGCCCTGGTCTTGGCGCGCCTGGATGGCCACGCCCGACTTGGCATTGGTGGTCTTGCCCATCTGCTCATCAGTCACGCCAGAGACGGACTGAATCATGTTGATCGACTGACTCATAATTTGCAGGTGCGCCGGGGCCAGCTCGCGGTCAGCGTTAATGACCAGTTCATGGCCTTTGCGCTTGATGATCACGCCGTCCGGGCGGCTGACCTCGTCCATGAAGGCCGCCACGTCGGGCACCGCACCTTCATCCATGATGGTTTTGTTGGTCGACAGGATGAACAGGGCTTTCGAGGCGCGCTTGTTCACGTCGTCTTGGATGTCACGCATCGAGCGGATCATGCCGTAGGGCATGTTGTCCCGGCCGCGACGATAGCCCCACACTGGAATGAATGGGAACTTGTTGTGTTTGTACGGGCTGCGGCCGTTGTAGCACATGCCGCTGGTGGTCATGATGCAGATGTTCATGCTCATCATCATGCGATCAGCGACGACCGACTCGCCGCCTTGCACCAATGCCTGGTGGTTCTGGTCCTGCGGGTCGAATACCTCGCCTTGACGCTGGCCGGCGACGATCTTCTGCACGCGGTCGGGCTTGCGATACCAGATTTCAATCATGCGCACGCGACGGCGCTCGACGCTGTGGTCTGCCATGCCGCGGCCGAGCGAATCCATCTCATCTTCGGCGTAGTCCATGACTTCGTCGCCGTTGGCCAGGTCCATGCCGTAGCGTTCGCTGGAACTGGCCGAGCGTTCAAGCATTTCCTCACGCTCGGGGAACATGGCAATGGCCACGTCCAGGTCAACCCACTTGATGCGGATGACGTAACGGGCATCGGACAGGTCGAACTCGGTGGACGCGCTGTCCCACAGCATGTTGCGCCACGACTCGTAGCGGTTATAGATCGGCTCGCCGTTGTCGCGCTCAGTCACGCCGGTTTCAATCCAACCAAGGCCGACCTTGACCGCGTCCTCGAACGAACGGGAGCGGTTGAACGGCGTGCGGTTGACGTCGCTCAGGTACTTCATGAGCTGCGTCTTCTTCTGTGCCGGCTTGGCGTCTTCCTTGCCGCGCGGCAACACCTTGAAATCAGAGCGACCGCGCTTCTCGCTACCGATGACCCAGTTGATGGACTGGGTGATGACGTTGTAACAGATGGCCGCCTGGCCGCGATCCTTCAGCTCTTCGGCGTCGGCCTCGCTCCACTGGTCGTTGTCGTAGTAGTCCTCATCGATGGCCATCTGGATGCGGTTGTGGTTCTGGCGATCCAGCTCACGCTGGTAGTAACCGAGCAGCTTGCAGTGCAACAGGTGGTGCTCTTCATCATCCAGCGGGTTTTTGGCTGTCTCTTCTACTTCCTCGTACTCGCCCTCGTATTCCTGGCCAACGCGCGAAGCCAAGCCTTTCTTGATGCGGGTGTGGTCGTCGCTGGCCATATCGAACACTGGCGTTACTCCTTAGTAGTGGGTGTGTAGCTCGGTGGTCGTTTGCCGGCCGCTGTTCATGTCGGTCAGGGTGGCGTCAGCGCCCACGAACGAACCAATCACCGGGCGCGGGGGCATCTTGATCAGGTCGAGCAGCGAGCCATGAATCGCCTCGGCGATCTTGTGCGTGCGCTGCATGTCGTCGCTGAAGCCGAGTAACTGGCTGAATTCACGCGCGCGTGTGAGCAAGTAACGGGGTTCGTCGTACAGGTGTGCAGCAGAAAGCGCCACACAGCACGGCTTGGAGCGGATCGACACGCCATCGAACATGTTGATGCGGAACGTTGGCACCAGGCACAGCACCGGCTCGCACTCGTCGATGTCGGCGCCGTACCAGGTGCCAATGATCGACAGGTCGCCGAGCACGCGGGTAAACGCGCGGTTGGTCAGGTCGAGGACAGGCTTGTTCATTCGACGATCTTCCAGTCACTGGCGAGCATGTCGGTCTGGCTCGGTGCCCACGCGCCAAAGGTGCCCGTCGGGAAGGACAGGCACAGCTGCGGGTAACGAATCGCGGTGTGCTCGGCGGCGTTGGTATGGAACAAGCTCACGCTCAGGCCGTCGATGGTTTCGCCTTCATCGGGCGCCGACTCCATGGCCAATTGAAACTTGGGGCCAAGGTAAGGGCCGTGGACGCTGCCTGGCTGAAGGAAGGCGAACAGGCCTTTGCCGTTCCAGCCGGCACGCTGGGCACGCTTGCCGGCCTTGATCGCGCGCAGGGCGTCGCAGAAGTTCAGGTTGTCGGTGGCTGGATTACTCATTTGCCACCCCCGAACTTGTTGGCGCGGGTGTTGAGGATGCCCATGTACAGCACCATGGCGTCGGCCTGCATCTTCAGCAGCGTGCGCTCGTCCTCGTCCAGGCTGGCGTAGAACGGCGTGGCGAGGAACGATTCCAACTTGGTCACACGGTCGGCTAACTGCTCAAGCTCGGCGACGACGCGCTGCTGGTGCGGAGCCAAGTGATCAATTTCGCCCAACGCGACGTTGGCGTTCTGGAACTGCTCGGCTGGTGACCAGCTGATGTAACCTGCGTGCGCGCTGTGGTTGGGCTTGCCGCCATCCAGGTACTCGACCAGATAACCGGCATCGGCGCCGTTCTCATCCTCGGGCAGAACCCAGCCACGGTACAGGTTGTAGTCCAGGCGATTCATGGGCTGGCCCTTGACCAGCTTTGTGCCAACGTAACTTTGAGTCATTGCGAAAACCTCTTAACAGGTGATGACGGGCGCGAACGGGAAGCGATCGAATGGACCGTAGACGTCGCTTGGGCGCACCTCCAGCGTGCGCGGGAAGCCGTTCTGCTCCTTGATCGGCGGCACATATGCCGGCGTGACCTTCACAAACACGGTTTGCAGGTGCTCGTTGATGCTTTTCCACTGCTCGGGCGTCGGCGGCTCAGCGTTCAACTCGGCGAAGCCTTGCAGCCAATAGGCAAACTGTTCAGCGGTCACTAAGCGGTCCTCCAGCTCTTGCGGCTCCCGCGAACGCTTGCGACGCTCTTCTGCGGGCCATGGTCGATAAAGCCCTGCGCGTGTTGGCGTAGGGCGTCGGCGGCTTCGGTGTGGCCGTCCTTCAGTGGGCGGTCACCCCATGTTTGGGTCTTGGTGTTCCAGGACTTCTTGTACAACTCGATGTGAGCCAGGCCTTCCTTACAGTTTACCTCATCGAACCAGTAGGTGCTAAAAGCGTTACGCGTGGCTTGAATACCATGCTGCAACTCGCTGACGCGCTGGACGATTTCGACGTGGCGCAGGCCCAGGTTCTCCAGCATTTCCTTGGGTGACTTGCTGACGTCCTCACCCTGGCGGATGTGGTTACCGTCGTGCGGTAGGTAGTGATGACCCCACACGTAACCGGTCTTTTGCAGCTCGGTGACGAAGTAGGAGTAGGGCTCTACCCAGCCTTCGATGAAGCCAATGAAGTTATCGCGCTGGCCCACGCGCTGGTGCAGCCAGATGGCCGTGCCGTCGCTGTGGCCGATGTCCCAGAAGGTGTTGACCGGGATGCCCGGGTGGTAGGCGACGGTGGTGATGCGCTTCTGTTTGCGCGCGGCAATCAGCTGCATCTTGTAGTAGGTACCCTCGGTTGACTGCTGGAAGGCTTCCTTCGAGGTCGATGGGTACTCTTGCCACATGCGCTCATCTTGGCCACCGAACAGCTCGTCGCGGGTGGTGATCCACCAGGCGCGCTGCTCCAGCGACAGCGTCTTGCCCAACTTGCCTTCCAGCTCGTCGAAGTAGCTGTGCTCTTTGAGGCTGATGATCACGCCGGCCGGGTCGCACTGATAGCCGTCCTCGTCGTGCCACGGGAAGAAGTGGAAGCGGAATTGCTTGGGGCGCAGCTTGGCGCCCGACTCATGCAGCGCCTCGGCCCGGTTGGACTTGTCGTAGAAGTCACCGCCACGGCCTTCAGCGGTCGACTCGATGAAGATGATCCCGGTGTCAGGCACGGCCGGGAACGTACCGGTCACAATCTCTTCAGCGCGATCGGGGTATTTCGCGCAAATCTTGCCGTACTCGGACACATGCAGGTAATGGATGGTGTCGCCCCGCATCGACGTGCCCACCTGGATGGTCGAGCCGTTCATCAGGGTCATTTCCATCACGCTGCAGGACTTCAGCGGCATGGCCTCCTTCAGCGCCGGCGGCAGGCGGTCATAGGCAAACTTGATCTTCTTGAAGATCTTCTTCGCGGCGTCCTCGGTGTGCGCCAATACACCCAGGTTGAGGTTGGGGGTGAACAGCGCGACGTCGAGGAAGTAGATTTGGATGAAAGTAGTGAAGCCTAATTGTCTTGCCTTCAAAATTAGGTTTCTAAACCATAGGCGTTTCATCAGCGCCTGCTGCGCGCGATTTGGCTTGAACTTGACCACCACCCCCTGAGAGTCGTCGTCATCGTCCTCGCTGCTGTCCTTAGTTTTAATCCAGTAGAGCGCCTGCATTCTCCAAACCGGGTCGGCCAGCGCCTCTTTGAACTCGTCGGACGTCATGTCCTCGATCGACTTGTAGGCGATGGCCGTCATTACAGACCCTTCTCGATGGCCAGCAGGCGAATGGCGCGGGCATCTTCCAGCGCGTTATGCGGCAGCTTCGACACAGCATCGAGGTCGCGGCGCACTTCCATGGTCAGCGGTGGCGTGGCCATCCGATAGCCGGGGCCGGTGATCAAGGAAGCGCAGAAGTGGGCGATGTCCTCGGGCCAGTCGGCGACGATGTTCACGCGCTCGAACTGAGCCAGGTATTCAGTCAGCTCACTTTGAAAGCAGTCATACGACATGGGCAGCTCGACCAGCACCGGCAGCACATGCTCTTTCACCCATGGCCCAGGGTCGGCGCAATGCAGCACGCCGTAGAACTCGCGGCCATCCTGCGCCACCAACGCCATGCTAATCAGCGCACCGCGGAACTCGTTGAACTCGCAATCGATGTAGATGTTCATCAGCGCACCGTCCTATGAGTGTTGCCACAGCGGCGGCAGCGAGTGGTGACAAAGTGGATATTGATGTCGCCACCGGATATGACGCTGCGCGCCCGGCGCGGGTCGACAGTCGATACGTCGTCATGCCAATTCAGGCCGCACAGCAACTTGCCCCATGCGCGTGGGAGAAAAGCGCAGGCCAATGCCCCGCGCGACTTCACAGATTTCACGTAGGAGCGCGCTTTATTCATCATCGGCCACCGGTTTGAGGACTTTGCCGGCCATTTGGCCCATCAAGGCCAGCAGCGGGTTGTCTGGTTGAACGCCATGGCTGACGTCGACTTTCTCGCCGTAGACCTTCGGCTTCAGCTTGGCCGCGATCCACTTGCGGGTTTCCACACGCAGGCGCGAACGCGTGACGTGCTCACCGTTGATCTTGTAGCCGTTCTCTTCGCCGTCCTTGTCGTGCGTCACCATCCAGTCGTTGGTTCCGTCGTCGCAAATGTCGATCATTTCTTCGACCAGGGCGTCGGCCGATTCTTGCTTGGCGCGCGTGTACTGCTCTCTGAACTCTTGATTGATGCGCAGCCAGCGGAACACCGTCGCCATTGCGGGCATGTCTTCAGCTTTGCAAACGGTTCGCATTGACAGGCCGGACGCGAGGCCTTCACACAGCAGGTCGGCGATGTCTTGGGTGTACGAGGATGGGCGCCCGATGGGCTTCTTGACCTTGGGCGCGCGAGGCTTGCGCACGGCCTTGGCCTTGGGGGGCTCGATCTTGGGTTTGCGCGGGGCGCGCTTGACGGGCGCCTTCTTGGCCGGTACGGTCATGGATAGCCTCGGGTGTGAAGTGGAAACAGTAGGTTTGATTATCGAACCGTTGCGGGCACTACGCAACAGGCATAAAAAAGCCCCGCGGTTGAGGCGGGGCTATGCCGGTAACCTGATCCGGCGCCATCGCTGGCGGTGTGTTGAGGCCTGATCCGCATCGTGATGATGTTTCACTTCCTCTGAGCTTGTTGCAGATGGCCGGCGCTGATCCCCGGCTTTGTGGCTCAGTGCCTTGCGGCCTTGTGGCTTCGTCGATTCTCACCTACCCAGCACGGTCGTTATCAAGGGCTGCCACATCAACCCGTATTCCCGTCAAACTGAATAGTCCCATCAGCCTGGGCGTTCATCTGCATCTGGATGCTCTCCCTGTGGCGCTCCCTGCATAGGCCCGGCGATGCTTGATCGGGCTGGGACTTTCACTGACTGGGGGAGAGCATTCAGATACAGCCTGGACTTACAGCGGCACAAAC